TTAACCTAACTCACATCTAAAATGGAAGAAACAAAAAAAGACAAATGTATGGCTACTATTATTCGTGTTGCTATTTTGAGTTGGTCTGCTGCTCTCCTAACAGCTAGCTATGCAGGTATGCTATCTAAGATGGATCCTACCTTTATTGCTACAGTCTTTACAGCATCCGCTGCCACATTTGGTATCAATACTATGAAAAAAAGTGGAGAAGATGAAGAGAAGAAGAAGTAATTACTTCTCGTGAAATTCTTTATACTGCCTTTGTTTATCTTTTTTCTGTTCTTTCTTGAGTGACTTATTGATTTTTTTCAGAGAAGCACTCTTTTCAAAAGCAAAATATACTTGAAGTTCATAAGGGGTAAGATCTTTTTTCAAAAGTTTCTTACCCCTTACTAGTATCTGCTGCACGATAGGTTTCATTTTACCTACCATCCATTCCACCAAGGATTTGCCAACAAGAGCTGCAGCAACAGAAGCAGTAGCAGTGGTGCCAGCAAGTATAACCTGTTCTTTTGGAGGAACTGGAACTTCCCCGACGATTGGTACTTCAATGACGGGCACTCCTAGATTAGTTTTGGGGGCATCATCGGAAATAATCCGATTATCCTGTATATTTTGAACAGGAATTTGTGGTAGTATAGGTTTACTATCTGGTAATACTCTAGTCTTTTCTTCCTGTTGCTGCTGTTGCTCTTTTTGTTTTTCTGCATTTACAGCAGCATCAAACTCTTCCTGTGTTGGTACATTGATTACAGGATATTTGATTGATGGATCTGGCATACGAAAGACAGGTAATGCCAAACCGCGACTAACTGGGGGTGGTGTTTGTTGTATTACTGGTGCATCTATTGTAGGAATTACACTTGGACCTTGAACACCAATATTATCAATTTTGTTTATTGGCACTTGGATACCTCACAACTACATCAGCACAGATCTTATAGTATGGACTGTCTGGATGAAATGTAATACCAGACTTGATTGCTTCACCACATTTCAATAACCTGACTAATTCAAAGTCAAGTCTTGCTTTATCTGCTTCAGCTTGTTGTCTAGCAATCTCAACCTTTGCCCTTGTCTTACAGATTTCTTGTAGTGATCCATCAAGAGGAAAATTAAAACCAAAACTCATACCAGCGTTACCATTATGAGTTTGATATGTTGTGGGATCATTATTACCACTTAGATTTCCTAATACAAATGGAGAAACACTTATTGTTGGTCCTTGACAACTAACTCCTGATCCGTAGGTGTTAACTGCGAACGGACCTTGTAAGACTTGGACAGCTTGGTTAGTAACATTACCTGTAGCGGAAGCACTAGGACCAGCGATATTAGTATTAGAAGGAGCAGATTGAGCGTAAACCGTGCCATAAAAAAGAAATGCTATTGAGTAAAGACTGATATAGAATTTGTTGTAGATTTTTGTTCTGTAGTTCGATCTATCCATGTTTCTTTTGCCACTCCAGGTCCAAGATGAGTTTCACTGAACTGGAATGGAGCACCTTGTGTCATAATAGTATAGGTTGCTCCTTGATGAGGAGTGGCAGGGATATTAATATTTGTTCCAGTGACAGTGTATGATGTGCCAGTTGTATATTCAACTTGGCGTATTGTTTCTATAATCTTTGTAGATGTTTCTGTTGTTGCTGTTATTGTTCCTCTAGTAAAATTAGGAACAACTTGTTCTGCTAGGGAAGCATTACAAAACCCTAGCAGGAATATCCCTGCTAGGATTTTTTTCATTTAAATACGCTCAATTCGATAGATCTTTGACCTGTCGCTGTCGTACCAGCACCACCAGCAGTCACAGTAGGGACTGATGTGTTAGACAAAGTACCAGCAAGACTTCCAGCAGCACCAGCAGCAGTAGAGGTAATATTTCCATAAGGTGCAATAGCGCCAGTTGATACAGAGTTAGGTGCGGTGTCTGCATCAATTAACGTTTCAGAAAACGTAAATGCTTGACCAGCAGTATTAATTGAATATGTACCAGCACCACCTACACCACCAAACGTGGATGATTGAATGTTCGTACCTGAAACTGAATATTGACCACCAACTCGGATCGCTTGAGAGGCAGCTGCATCTACCTTGAGTTGGACAGAATCTGTAATTTTAGAAGTAATCTCAGCAGCACTTGTGGGAATAGCGAAGAATAACGAAAAAACCAATAGAAGTTTTTTCATTTTTCCTGACAATAATACTAAAATTATTTAGGATGATGTAAAATAAATAGTAACTCATAGTGCAAAATTCAATGGCACGCGAATGGAATACTCCTTTTAGGGAGCCATGGAATCCTGTCATAAAAAAATGTTTAGATGCAATTGACTTGCATACTACTTTGCATTTAGAAACTCAAGATCAATTTCATGTGGAGCAATCTAGATTATTAAGACAATATGTTAGAAATCTAAAGGATTGGATACACGAAACTGAACCTGAAGGATGGCATAGAAAGTGATCCATATACCAGAAATGATCTTGACAAACCCTTTATGCCTTGGTATATTGGGGTTTGCATTGATTGTAGTGCCCATTATGGGAATTATGTTCATCCATGGAAATCTTGACAAGAAATAAATAATCACTTATAATGTAAAATCGCTTTACAGCGATTGCATCATGAGATTTTGATGTGACACTTAGAGCCCAGGAGATTGCCCTTTGAGAAAAGGGATGTGCGCTTTCTCTATTGGGATGTAGAATTCAATCAATTTTAATGCTTAAAGCCATTTCTAGTATCATCGTCTTTGGTCTTGTCGGATTGACACCCGTAACAGCAAAGGCAGCGAGCGGATGTTCACTCGCATCACATTATGGAATCGGTGACGGATATCATGGCAGGACAACTGCTAGTGGTGAACGATATAATGCTTATGGAAAATCAGTAGCACACAAGTGGCTACCATTTGGAACAAAACTGAAAGTAACAAATGCATCCAATGGTAAATCAGTAATTGTGCGAGTAAACGATAGGGGTCCTTATGTTCATGGAAGAACCCTTGACTTGTCTTATGGAGCTTTCTCTTCCATTGCCCATCCAGGTCAGGGTGTTGTTAGCGTTTGTTATTCCAGAGCGTAAGTGATAAATATGGGTGAGAACTGCAGGTCTCATCCTTACTATGAAATTTAACTTTCACTTCGGTAAAAAGAAACCCACTGTTACCAAACTAATCGTAGTAGGGATAACATTAAGTACAATTATTACCACACTATCACACTGTACAGGGGTCAAGGAAGAAAAGATATGGGATCTTGTTGACGAAGTTCAAAGACAACTTCCAAGCAACATCGTCAGAGACATAATTCTTCTTGACCCCCAAAAAATAGAACGTCGTGTGATACGAGATATAGACAAAGCAATAGCAGATTATGAACGCTTGACAGGTGATGATGGAACTGTTAGAATGCTACCACCACGATACTCAGAGTTGCCAGTTGACGATAGAGTATGCTATACTAGGGAATGTAAATCCCTGGGTGGTGAAATGAGACTAACTGCTCCGTGGTATGTGTCTCAGTAGCTCAGTGGATAGAGCAACTGCCTTCTAAGCAGTCGGTCGTTGGTTCGACCCCAACCTGAGACGTTCCTTTACTAGGGAAAATTATGTCATTACTATCACAATTAGATCGACAGATGGTTATCGAAGCATTAGAATACTATGTGCAAAAATTAAAAGACGATAACTGTACACAAGCGTCAATTACAGCATTTCAAACACTTTTGAACTGGGTCGAGCTTGAATATTTCAAACATGAAAATTAATCTTTGGTATTCTGAACCACAAAAACTGTGGCGTTGGACTTTGACAGATGATCAAAAACCAGTTGTAAAACAAGAATCTGGGCAACAACCAGATCTTAGAGCAGCAATGAATGATGTTGCAAATACAGTAGAATATCTAATTAATGGGGTGTAGCTCAGCGGTAGTAGCGGGATGCTGTTAACATCTAGGTCGCAGGTTCGATCCCTGCCGCCCCAGTTGCTACTTTAGCTCAGCTGGATAGAGCAACGGTTTTGTAAACCGTAGGTCGTCGGTTCAAGTCCGACAAGTAGCTTATAAATAACCACAAAGAAACTTTGGTTATGTTAAAGTATAGTAGAGATCATTTAAAAAAAAGTCAAGAGACTTATAGTAGTCACTTGATTTGGGCTACATATGCTGGTATTAAAATGATTTTGGTTGGATGTTCCAGTATTGTTCATGGAATTGTCCCAGCATTTTTTCAAGGTACTGCAGCAAAAACTGTTATTGATTTTTATCACAAACGTTTGGTAAATCATCCAAACAATGAATATCAAAATTATATTGATCAGTATAAAAAATGATTATTACTAGAGAAGTAATTAATAAAAATATTGTATATCATGATTATAATTCTGGATCTAAAGAATTTGAAGTAAAAACATACCAGGATTTAGTAAATTTAATTAACGCTTATAAAAATATTTTAATAAAAAATGGAGCTAAACTTGGAGAAACCATTTTAGTTGCTCCTACTAGAGGATTTAATAATCTAGCAGCATTTATTGCCGCCGCTGAGCTTGGGTTAGGGTCTACTATTGTAAATTCTTTCTTGCAAAAGTCAGTATATTATTCAGATAGTAAAATAAAAACTTTATTACCAATTAATTATTTTATTGCAGATGAAGAAGATTTAAAAGATCTAACTAAACATCAATTTTATTCTATGATATGTGATAAAGTTTTGGTTGAAAAACCAAATGACTTCACAGATAATAAAGAAATATGGGCTACTGAACAAACAGTCCATCATTTATCTACTAGTAGTGGAACTTCTGGGGCACCAAAAAGAATTGAACACACTCACGAATTTACTTATGCAGTAAGTAAACGTAATACGTCTTACATGGGTAAGAATATTATGATTACTGGAAGACCTACACACGGAAGTAGTTTAGCAACATTCTATGTTCCATCTGTTTTATCTGAAAAGACAGAAAACATTTATTTCTGCACTACAGATGATATTACATCTAAAGAACTTAATAAACCAAATACTATAAGCAATCTTTGCGATAGTTTGCAAATTGTTTATGCTGATCTTTTAGATGAAACTCTTAATAAACTAACTAAAAATCCAAATCTAACAGTTTTTACATTGACTGCTATTCGTCCAGAGTGGTTAAAATTTATTAGATTGGGTAGGATAAAAAATATTATAAGTCTATATGGAACGAGTGAAACATCTGGTCCTATAATGATGCAATATGGAAATGATCCTAAATTTTCACCTGAAAGGTTTGAACTTATGGATGATTTTTATCCAGTTACTTTTGAAAATGGAACTTTAGAAACTATTATTCCAATATATAATCGTCATAATAATACTCAAGATATAGTAGAACCCCATCTAAATGGTGGTTTAAAATTGGTTGGAAGAAAGGATCTTATTAGAATTAATGATCTTGTTATTCCTTGTCGAATTTATGATCGAGAGTTATATACTATGTTTTCAAATGCAACATTAACATATGATACACTACATAGTAAAATTTACTTAACTTTGTGGTATGATGATATTGATTTAGAAAAAAAAGTTAATAAATTTTCTTCATATTTAAGATTACAATCTGGAGCAAGGCACTTTATTGCTGATTATGATCGATTAGAATATACCGAGTTTTTGTCTGGAATTAAATTAGATCATGAAATGATACGTCAATACTATAGACAAAAACATGAAAGTAATACCTGAGGCAATTAGAAAAGAATTAATTGATTTGTGTAATCAAGAAATAGATGCACTTATATCACAACGTGCATGGTCATCTAATCAAACTACCTGGGACGAAGGATTATTTGCTGATGTTCCTGGTGTTTGTTTATCTGCAGATGTATCTTTTCTTTTAGAACAAAAGATAAAAAAAGAATTATTATTGCACTTACCACCACTACATGATAAATTATCAATTAATTATAATGTGTGGTTAAAAAATTCTGGTATTCGTTGGCATACTGATGCCAACTATAAATTTGGTGCTACTTTATATTTGAATGAATGGAACAAAAAGTGGGGAGGATTGTTTTTGTGGGAAGATAAGGAAAAACAATTACATGCCCTTTGCCCCGAACCTGGTATGCTTGTAGTAAATACAGAATCCGAAAGCCATTCTGTAGTACAAGTTTCATCCACAGCACCTTATCCAAGAAGATCATTGCAAATTTGGGGAATAAAATAATGTCTGATATATGTAAAGCTCCTTTTACTGGTTTTGTAATTGGTCCTCGGGGAGAAATAAATTATTGTTGTAATGGAATTAGTGAAGATTATACCATCTGTTCTATAGATGAAGTTGAAAATCTTCAGGAGTTTTTTAGTAAATCTGAAAAATTAAATTATGTAAGAGAACAAATGTTGGCAGGTAATTGTGCTGATATTAATCCTTGTGCTGGGTGTTTTAGTAATAAAAATAAATTTACTTTTAAGAATATTATTAACGAAAAATACCCAAACGAAATAAAATCAACGCATATAAGATTTTTAGAATTCACAACTAGCAATTTATGTAATGCTACTTGTGCAATGTGTGATAGTCGATATAGTTCTTCTTGGGTTAAATATGAAAATGCCCCAAGTCCTGTTGTAAAATTATCTAAAACTGCTATTGAAAAAATAGTAAAAATTTTACCAGGATTAGATTGGATGATGATAAAAGGTGGAGAACCTTTTGTCGATAAAAATAATTTTTATATTTTAAATAAATTATTTGATATCAATAAATCTTGTCAAGTATCTTTTGTGTCAAATATGTCTATATTGGAACAGGAACATATAGATACTCTAAAAAGAAACCCAAGTAAAGTTTATATTAATGCTAGTGTTGATGGTGTGGGAAAAGTTTATGACTGGATTAGAAGTACAAAATTTGAAAACACCGTACAAAATATGGAAAGATTGTATTTGGATACTGGAATAAAATCTAGTCTTGCAATCACCTTAAGTATTTTTAATTATTTTAATCTAACTGATATTTTTGATTATTTTTCTAATAAGCCGTATATTACTTGGATTAATTGTGTCAATGTTTTAGAAGGACCTATAGGATGCAGTATTAAATGTTTACCTGAAAAATTATTTGAAGAACAGAAACATAAAATATTAACTCATAGTCAATTAAATAAAGTAACTGATCTTTCTTTGAAAAAGATAAAATCTTTAACTTCTGGAAAAGAAAATAAAACATCAGTTTTTGAACATATACATAAGATAAATCATATGCGAGGATTTGACATTTGTGACTATGTTCCTGAACTAAAAGCATGGCGGGGTTGACAGAGAAATAAAATTCTGCTATATTATACAGGTGTGAAGGAAGTGCAACGGGCATGAGAAATCTGTAAGTCCCATTTTTTTGTCGGTGTGGCGGAATTGGTAGACGCGCTGGGTTTAGGTTCCAGTGGGGTATCCCGTGAAGGTTCAAGTCCTTTCACCGACACCTTGCGAAATTAGTTCAGTGGTAGAACGTCAGCCTTCCAAGCTGAATGTCATCGGTTCGAATCCGATATTTCGCTCCAGGGTGATTAGCTCAGCGGTAGAGCATCTCGTTTACACCGAGGCGGTCGGCAGTTCGATCCTGTCATCACCCATGATATAATAAGTACATGAAAGATAAATTTCCTCTTCCACATGTAGTGGATTGTAATACAAAAACTGTTTGGATACTTTGTGACAGTGCTATTACTGCAATGGGTATTGGGGTTATTACAAAAAAATTCTATCCAGGTTATAATCCAAAAATTGTAAGCAAAGAATTTTTCGATAGCCTAAATAACCAAAAGCAACTTTGAAATGAAACCATCTAAACTGAAAAAAATTATTCAAAAACCTTTGAGGTTTCATCATCAAGATATTCATGAAGAGTTAGACGATATTAGAAATGAACTCAAACACATTAACGATACGCTGCAAGTCATGCGGCAAGGAGTTGAAGAGCTCCTCAAAGCGAATAGTTTGCGGATGCCCAAATCAGGCAACGATTTATGGTGACAAGATTTCAGCAGTAGATCTTTCTCAAATCGTTGTCACAGAAGGCTTGACAAAGCAAAAGCAAACTGGTATACTAAGTCAAGATGATCTTGCTTTTCAAGAAGCAAGGCGTCAAAGAAAAATTAAAAAACTTGAATTTGAAATCCGTTGATGTGGAGACTTTGGTGCAAAGCATTAGGTGAGAAATCTTCTGATAAAAATCATGAAGCAGATTATATTGCAATCATCCGCACTATTATCTTCACTACATATTTTATGACTAATGCATTTATTATTGCAGGCGTTGTAAGACATTGGGATGATAATGAATGGAAGCGTGGCCGAGTGGTTTATGGCAGCAGTCTTGAAAACTGCCGTGTTAGTAGCACCGTTGGTTCGAATCCAACCGCTTCCGCCTTGGGGAATTAGCTCAGTTGGTAGAGCACCTGCTTTGCAAGCAGGCTGTCAGCGGTTCGAGTCCGCTATTCTCCACCACGGGGTGTAGCTCAGTTTGGTAGAGCACTCGCTTTGGGAGCGAGATGTCGCAGGTTCGAATCCTGTCACCCCGATTGCCTTGACATACCAAGGCATTTATCCTATACTAGAACAGTAAACATTCAACAACAAATGTCTCGCAGTCCATTTTTTTCTAAGTTCAAGACGGACATCAAAAAACTTACTGCTGCCGTCGAAGGAACTGTTTATCTTGATGAAGAGTATCCTAAACTTTACGAAAAGCTTTATAAATACTACAAATCTCGCAACGTATACTTCTATGACGATGCGGAAAAAGATTACAACGTAATCCTTGACAATGTAGAATATGATCTTATGGACGCAGGTGTTCTAGTGTAAGTCATGGAGAGACTATAAAAACCCTGGTCGGGAGCAACCCAATGCCTAAATCTAGTATTCTACGATACTTAGGCAATATTCTCCTCATAGTTGGTTATCAAATCATGTTATGGGGAGACTTTCGTTATGGATTACTTATCAAGTGTGTTGGTGGTATTCTATCAATACCTTTTGCAATTAAACTTAAACTTTACGA